ACAGGATTGACCTCACACCCAGGGGATTATTTACTCAAGATCTTCTGGCATCTCCAATATGCCATCTTGATTGCTGATATCCAGCATAAGCTCATCATGCTTAGATGAAATAGGATAGACCTTAGATCGGTCAGATTGTAAGTCATTATATACATCACGACTGTTGACAAGAGTATCAAGTGTCATCTTCTCATTACGTTTCTGCATACGCTTGACCTTGGCAAACTCATGAAGCTGAGTGTATTTGCCGAAGCTGATACCAGTCTGACCTTGAATGATAGGTCTGAAGTTGTTCAGCAATGTCTTGAATGCATGATTGATAGATGCATACTGCTTACGCATTTGATCTAGCTTGGCATCATGATCCTCTAGCTTGTTGCCTGTGATCTCAATGCCAACATCTTGACGAACCAAGACCTGACGTTGACGTTGCATCTTCTCTGCTTGTTCAAGAACTGAATCTCTCATCTTCTCAAACATACGAGGTAGCTGATCTTGTAGCTTGGCTTTGACAATAACCTCATCACCATCTTCAAACATCTCAGCAAGTGCCAATGCACGTTTGACAAACTCTTGCTCCCATTCTACGTCGTATGATGACTTGGGTTTGAATGCCTTGGCAACATTGTCAAGTTGCTCTGCTGTCATAGCATCAAGCTCTTGCTTTGCCTTGTTCTGATCTGGTGTACGATTCTCATACTGCCATTCTGCAAGTGCAATGTTAGCTTGTGTCAGATGTGGCATATTCAATCTCTTACGCATCTGATCTGATTTCTCTTTTGATATATTTATATATTGTACCATTGTAATGTTCCTTTCATGGTAGTTAAGGGGATATATAATTATACCCCCTATAATATTGGCTTTCTTAGTTGCCCATGTCATACTTGATTGTTAGTAATTCATGAGCCCTTTGATCTTCACCAGCCTCAAGACACCATTTGATTTCCCAATCAATATCTGAACTGACACCATCTGGCTCTTGATATGACACCATATTATCTAAAATCTCTAGATCACTTGGTTGGCTTTTATTAAATAGATTGAGCTGTTTCATTGTAACATTCCTTTCAACTAACTCCTCCTACGGAATTGTAGGATTACGATGGACACGGCTTATCGGAAAGGTTCTGTCAATTACCGAAGTGGAAGAAAATCGTCTTTGTCGACGACCACTTAGGAGGAGCTATTTTCTGGGAACGTAGCCGTCAGGACTCCAACTTGTTGGAGGGTGATTTACAGGTTCTCGGGAGATAGGCCCAACTGGAAGTTATCATATAATTTTCGTAGTAGTAGTTAGTACTGTTCTTAGAAAGTGGTACACGTTTTTGACTTGTCGTACTTAACGACAAACAAAATTCTTACGAACAGATAACTTTGTACTTCGCAAAGTTATACGATTGAAGCACGGGGGGCTACCCCCTGCAATATCGTGTTACCTAATCACAGTACGTGAATATGAGTGGAATCATAACGGTGCGAATAGCACTTATGATGGAATCGAACCTGACCTGACGTACTTCACGGCAGACAGGCTTGTATCTCCTTTTGGGTATCACGTCCCTTTTACTGACTGCGAAATGTTATGTAATGAAGAGAATCCTACGAAGTATGATGAACGAAATGGAATGATATTTCCAGACATAAAAGGAAACGGCTGCTCCAAAAGGCATAAAGGGTCTGTCTAGACCTAAAATAGTTCTTAGACCCCTGTCAGGGAATGTGATGAAAGGGATTGATGATAATCAATATGAATGTGTGTGGCTCGATGCCACCTCATATTCATTAGTAATATCAACGGCTTACAAATGTGAATTGACAGGTATATAAGTAGTATGGTTATACTCTCGTAGAGTAATTAAAAGAGCTGCCTATGAAAGCAAATAACGAACAACAAGAACGATACAGTAGATCAATAGTTCCGATGGAAGACATACAGAAGAACAGCCAAGTACTCTTACCTAATCATACACAAGTAACTGAAGCACAAGCTGAATTAGTACACGCAATGTTGCATGATGGTTGCAACCCAACAGAAGGTGCAAAAAGGTTAGGTAGGAATAAAGCATGGGCTTACAAAACCATTGCAAAACAACACGTTGTGGAATATAGACAACAAATAGCAATGAGTTGTTTAGGTTGGGACGCAACACAAGCATTGGCAACCATGAGAGATCTGTTGAATGCTAAGTCATCTCATGTAAGATTGGAAGCAAGTAGGGATCTGATGGATCGTGCTGGTCTGAGAGTAGATGCACCTAGACAGAGCAATACTTCTGTAAATATAAACTTCAATGTTGACTGAGGGGCCCCACGGCATACACGTCACTATAGACATACGGCTTGAAATTATAGACGCTGACACTATAACAGGTAAACCACACTCATGATATAATGTGAAAAGACAAATACTAAAAAATAATTTTATATAAATAAAGCCAAAAACACAAGGAGATAAATATGGGTGGAAGTTCAAGTGATTCAGGAGGATCAAGCAATCTTGAAAGCCTAAGGTCAAGAGATAGAGCAATGGCAGAGGCAACCAATCGTGCCAAAGCAGAACAGGAAGCTAAATCAAGACAAAGCAGTTTTGATGATTATCAGCAACAACGTAGTGCAGCTTCTCAGGGTATAGATGTAATGATAAGTCCTCAGAAAGCTAAGACAGTTAGAGAAAATGCTGGTCTTGCTATGATGCTAGATGAAAGGGCTAAGACATCTCAGATAAAAGTTCCGATTCCTACATTGGGTACAGTTGCTATGGGTACTATTAGTTCTATTAGTTCAAAGCAACAAGCAAGGGCATTGAGGTCAGGTGGAATACCAGTTTATGATAGTAGTTCTTCTATGTTTGATGCTGATAAAGATTATAGAGGGGTTGTAAAAGATGGTCGTTTTTCAGGTGATTCTTCTTTTAGTCCTATAGGTAGAAGTGAGGGTGTAACGAGAACTGAGTCAGGATCTTATTCTGTTTCTGCTAAGTCTGATGATGGTGGCAATGATAGTCCTACAGAAGAGATAATATCTCCATCTCCAAAAGACATGACAACACCAAAGCCAAAAGCTCCATCTATATCTACTGCATCAAGAAGAGCATTGATATCAGGTGCTGGTGGTGGTGCATTAAGAAGAAATCTTTTATGAAACTAGACTACAAACCCCCAGGGGCAGTAGCAAAAGCATTTATGAAAGATGGTTCTTTTGTACGTGGTATAAGAGGGCCAGTCGGAAGTGGGAAATCTGTTACTTGTTGTATGGAAATAATGAGGAGATCAGTTGCCCAACAGCCCAATGATCAAGGTGTAAGAAAGAGTCGTTGGGTTATTATTAGAAACACAAATCCACAACTTAAAACTACAACTATCAAAACATGGAGAGATTGGTTTGACGATAGTTTGGGTCGTTTTGTGTGGTCACCACCATATACACATAATGTATGTTTTGCTCTTGGAGATAAGACTACAGTAGAGCTAGAGGTAATATTTTTAGCTTTGGATAAGACTGAAGATGTAAAAAAGCTATTATCTTTAGAGTTAACTGGTGTTTGGGTAAATGAAGCTAGAGAGATAAATAAAAATATAATAGATGCTTGCACAATGCGTGTAGGTAGATATCCATCAATGAGGGAGGGTGGCCCATCTTGGTATGGTGTTATTATGGACACAAATGCTCCAAGTGAAGATCACTGGTGGGGAATTGTAGCTGGTGAAGTACCAATACCTGAGTACATGACACAAGAAGAAAAGCTGCTTATGGTCAAGCCTGACGATTGGAATTTCTTTTCACAACCATCTGCTATGTTTGAGAAAAAAGATGTACATGGCAATTTATCAGGATATGAAGCTAATTTACAATCTGAGAACAGGGTAAACTTACAAAATGAATATTATGACAAGATAATTTTGGGTAAAGCTCCTTCTTGGGTAAAAGTATATGTATTAAATGAATACCAAGCCTTATTAGATGGTAAGCCAGTTTATCCTACATTCAGAAGAGATACTCATGTTTCTAATGAGCCATTAGTGCCATCAGAAACCAACGATGTAATTGTTGGCATTGACTTTGGTAGATCCCCATCAGCTGTCTTTTGTCAGCAGTTGCATTCTGGAAAAT